ACCTGCTTTGGAAAGTTCGGCCAACCGCCCACGCACCTCAACGAGGGTGATGGTCGTCTCAGCCTGCGCCGCAGGTTTAGCTTCTTTGCGGACTTCCACCGTCACGGTTTCGCCCGTGCTGGCGGCAGCCTTTTCTTGCTCGAATTGATTGGCCAGTTGCAGGGCGAGCTCACGCTGGGCAGCGGTCTCGGCGATTAGAGTTACGTGAATCATTGCCATCTCTCCTATTCGTTGCCGGTTTTTGGTTCCACCGGGGGATAGTCGAGAGGCAATTCGAGCTGCTGTTGCTGCTCTAAGCGCACACGCCGAAACGTTGCACGGAGATCCGTCTTTTCAGCCGGAACGTACTTGAAATCCGGCTCGTTTAAACGTGGGAGCTTGCCTGGGTTGTGGGAGTGCTGCATTGACCATCCTTCCGGTTAATTTGCTCAGCCGCGCTTGCGGCTCGGAAGGATACTAACACTTACATGTCTGGGTATGCAAGACTCACATTAGCTGTACGCTAAATCTCTGATTTTGCTTGAAATCGTTAGACTTTTCTCAGGAATTGAACGACTTTGGAGAACGCTTCTGCGGGGTCTTTTGCGCAGGAAACCTCTCCTTCGCACCCAATCAGCACAAGGTGCTTCTGAACGTTGTCGGGGGCGTTTTTGAGCTTCAGCATCTTATGTTCGATCTGTGCAGCGGTCTGCGCAAACACGAACAGGTGGCCGTCTTGCTCAAGGTCTGGAATTACGTCTGCGGGCGGGTGCAGGGCGTCGAGAATGCCCCTGCTAGTGGGCCTCACGAGCCCCTTTGTATCTTCCTTGCCCCCGATACTCGCAACGACACGAGCCCGGTTATGCGCATAACGTTCCTCGGCTTCGCGGCTTATCTGCGCATGATGTTCGGCGCGGTCTTTTTCCTGCGCCCATTTCCAAGCGTCTTCGGGATTGGCCTTGTCACTCATTAGCCAGCTTGTAGGAACGTTAAGCACGGTAGCGAGTTCGTTTATTAGCCTTATGTTCCTTGGCGTTGTCCCAGCACTGCCGTCGGATTCCCACAGCGCAACAGCGCCGCGCGTTAAGTCAAGGCGATTCGCAAGATCTCTTTGCGTTAGACCGGCGGCCGCGCGAGCAGCCTTTAGGCGCTCGGAAAAAGTTGACATTAAAAGCCCCTCTACCTGTTGATGGATCCATATTTCATACTAACGCGTCCACGAACAAAAAGAAAGTGATCAAAGTTACAGCAATGCTGTACAAAACAGTCGGTCGAAGGGAGCGAAACTTTACGTCTGTTTAAACAGTTCGCTGGCGGCAACACGTTAGTGTAGCTATCATTTGGCCATGACGGTCAAAGACATTATCAAATCCCTGGGAGGCCCTGCCCTGATTGCGGGAAGGATCGGCATTCGCCCGCAAGCCATCAGTTTATGGGCCATCAAAGGTCGAATCCCGGCGCAGCGCGTGCCTCAGCTCGAGCGAATGGCCAGAGAGTTGGGCAAGCCCATAAGGGCAGAGCAAATGCGGCCCGACATCGACTGGGGCGTGCTTCGGGGTTTGCGTGACTGAGTTGCATATCCCTCTGACCTTGGCGTCGCTCGAACGAATTGCCAAGGGCAAAGAGGTCGTGCTGCAGGTTTCAGACATGGATCTTCAAATCGTTCTTTACGGAGACGAAGAGACCGTCGAGGTTTTTCGCCAGCGCATGCACTTGGCTTTGATGCAGGCGCTGCCAACCCCGCCATCCATGAATTGAGAGGCTCAGCATGAGTGACAAACCTTTTTGGGACAAGGCAGCGCCGAAGAGTGACAAGCCTAAAAAACTTTCAGCCGCACAGAAGTTGGCGGCAAAGCGCCGAGCCAAGCAGGCCGGCAGGCCATATCCGAATTTAGTGGACAACGCCGCGGTTGCCCGCGGCAAGTAGGTTCTTTGTTGCTGTACCAGGGCTTGGGCCAGGGTAGCTCCCTGGCCGACGAAGCGGTATCTCCCTCCCTGCCGCCGCCCGCCTTTTTTCAAGGGAGTGAAGAAGGGAACAACGTGCATGAGTCTTGAAACACTACCGCCCGACCGGGTGTTGCGCTTCGGAGCCATTGGCCCAGCGCTGCATCAGGCCGGGTGGGAAATCATCCCCATAAAGGAAAAGACCAAGCGCCCAGTCATTAAGAACTGGCAGCAGGGCTTTACTGGTGAGCAGATCGAACAGTTCGCTCGCAACGGTTACGCCGGCGGGTCTGTGGGTTTGTTGGCTAAACACTTCCCTGGCGTTGACATCGACGTGTCGGACCAGGCTTGCGCGGACGCGCTCGAGGCGGCGGCCATCGACGCCTTTGGTCAAGCGCCTATTCGTTACGGCTCCGCACCCAAGCGGCTGCTCATGTATCGCACCGACCAGCCTTTCACGAAGGTCAAAGTTTTTCTGCAGGCACCCGACGGCAGCAGGCAAGGCCCGGATGGCAAAGACTACGCCGTTGAGTTCTTGGGCGACGGGCAGCAGTACCTCGTTTATGGCGAGCATCCTGACGGCTTTGAATACCGCTGGCCTGCCCACAATGGCCCTGCGGACACTGACGTGTGGGACCTCTCGGAGTTAACGCTTGACGCGGTGACCGGGTTCATCGAGCGGATCGCGGAGTATCTGCCCGACGGCTGGTCGGTGGCTGATCAAACTACCGGTAGTGTGAGCGCATCCACCGAGGTGGATTTGTTTGAGAATTACCGCCCGCCAGTGGACGGTTGGGATCTGCAGCGGGTTGTCGATGAGATTCTCCCGCACCTGGACCCCGACGCTGACCGAGCGAGTTGGTTGAAGATTGGCATGGCGCTTCACCATCAGGGGCAGGGCGACGAGGATTGGCTCGATGCGTGGGACGCTTGGAGTCAGGCCTCAAGCAAATATGTCGAGGGCGATTGCGCCACGCGTTGGAAGAGTTTTAACAAGCAGCGCGCCACGGGCAACGGCGCGGTCACGCTCGGGTCATTGGTGAAGCAGACCAAGGACGCTCGCGATCAGGCCCAGCGCAGCCAGCGCGACGCGCTCATGGTCGGCACGCTTCAGGCAATCGCCGCGGTGTCGGATGCTCGAGACTTGCAAGACCAGGTTGCAGCGCGGATCGCAAACACGCCCGCATTCACAGACATTGAGCGAGAGCAGCTGGCCGCGGAGATACAAAAGCGGGCAAAGGACCTTGGCCTGAAGCTGCCCATCGCAACCGTCCGAGGTTGGGTGCGCAGCCGTACGGCGCGAAGCTCGCCCAATATGCCGGAGTGGGCAAGGCCGTGGGTCTACGTGACAGAGGGCGATAAGTTTTTTAACACCGACACAAAGCAAGAAGTCACGCCGCAGGGTTTCCGTGCGCTTTATAACCGCCTCATGCCTTTAACCCCGGACGGCAATCGAGAGAGGGCCGACCAATACGCGCTTGAGCAGTGGGGCCTGCCGGTGGTCTCGCATAAGGCCTACATGCCGACGGCAGGGGTGACCTTTGAGATGTTTGGCCTGCAGTGGGTCAACCTTTATCGGCCCGAGTCCGTGCCCGCCATGCCGGGGGTCTGCAGCAACGAGGAGTTGGAAGCACTCGCGATTGTGCAGGACCACTTCGATCGGTATTTGCCAGATGAGCGTGAGCAAAAGCTACTCATCTCGTGGCTCGCCCACAACGTACAGCAGCCCGGCAAGAAGGTCCGTTGGGCGCCCTACATTCACGGCGTCCCGGGTGACGGCAAGAGCTTCTTCAGTGAGCTCGTGGCCGTGGCCATGGGCGGGCAGAACGTGCGTTCGCTCAACGGTTCCACGTTGGAGTCGAACTTCACCGACTGGGCGGTTGGCTACGCTCTGGTGGCGATCGAAGAGATGAAGCAGCACGGCCACAACCGCTACGACATCATGAATCGGCTCAAGCCCTTCATCACCAACACGTCGGTAGAGATCCACCCCAAAGGCAAGGCGTCCTACACGGCTCCGAACGTGTCGAACTACATCATCTTCTCGAACTACCTGGACGGCGCTCCGGTGGACGAGGGTGACCGCCGGTACATGTTTTTGAGCTCCAGGCTCACCACGCTGCAGGCCGAGAAGCTGACCTCTGAGGGCTATTTCAACAGGCTCTTTGCGGCCATACGCAGCTACCCCGGTGCGATACGCAAGTGGCTCACCGAGTGGGAGCCGCACCCGGACTTTGACCCAGACGGCAGGGCGCCCAACACAGACGTCAAGAGGACGGTCATTGAAATGTCGAAGTCCGACCTCGAGCTTGCTGCCGAGGACATCATCGAGGCCGGCGCCGAGGGGGTCACTGAGGACGCCATCTCGTCGTCTCACATGACGAGGGCTTTGGTGAGTTACGGGGCGGAGGCCCCCACAACGACCCGGCTCAACACGCTGCTCACGAGGCTCGGTTACCGGTTCGCTTGTCGCAAGAAATGGAAGAACGAGGCGTGCCGGATTTGGGTCCGGGTGGCTGCGAATTTGTCAGATGAAGAGGCTGTCGAGCGTTTGAACTTGTCACCGGTGGCTGAGGAGTTTTTACGGTGACAAGTTGGAGCTCTTCAGCTTGTCACCCAACTTGTCACCGAACTTGTCACCTTGTTTTTTCTATATGTGACAAGGGTCTGCGGGAAAAGGTGACAAGGTGACAAGTGAAACGTCGTGCGCGCACAAGAGGAGAGTTTTAAATTGAAGAAAAAAAATATATGTGTCCCTGGAGCCAGCGGACCAAAATCTTGTCACTCTTGTCACCTTGTCACCTTTTTTGACCCCCTGAGTGGTGAGAGGGGAGCGGCGTGAGTGAGGCCCGAGTTGAGAAGTATTTGGTTGACCGGGTGGAGTCCAAAGGCGGTCGAGCGTTTAAGTGGGTGAGCCCTGGTACGGCTGGGGTGATGGACCGATTGGTTTTGTTGCCTGTGCCGCCAGAGCATCGCGACATTGTGAATCGCTACATCAAGCTCGTTGAGGTGAAGGACAAGAACCAGAAGACGCGGCCCTTACAGAATCGCGTGGCGACTTGGATACAGGCGCTTGGGTTTGAAGTGCGTGTGGTGGACAGTCGGCCGCAGGTTGATGAGGTGATGCGGTGAAGACCTTATCGGACTTCAGGGACTACCAGTTGCAGGCGCTGGACTTTTGCATGCGTACGCCGAGGGGTTACTTGGCTGCAAAGGCCGGAGCAGGTAAGACAGCAGTCGCCTTGGCGTACATCAACCGACTTTTGTTTGAAGAGTTCGAGGCTTCTCGGGTGCTGGTGGTGGCGCCGAAGAGGGTTGTGCAGCAGTGGCCTGAGGAGGCTGCGAAATGGGCCTTTGCGGGGCCCCTGACGTTTGGAATGTATGTCGGCACCAAGGAAGTTCGGCAGAGGGCTCTGGGGGCTGACAGCAGCGTTGTGTTGGTGAGCTTTGAGTTCTTCCCAGAGCTGATTAAGGCGATACGTTTGAGCGACTGGCCGTTTGATCTGGTTGTGTTCGATGAAGCGAGCAGGCTTCGTAACGGTGGCCGCCGCGGCAGCGTGACGTGGAAGGCAATGAACGCCGTGTCGGCGAAGACCGACAGCCGAATTCTTTTGATGAGCGGAAGCCCAAGACCAGGCACGGCGCACGAGTTGTACGCGCCTGTCTTTCTACTTGACCAGGGGCAGCGACTAGGAAAAACGTTGACGGCTTTTCGTGGCGACTACCTGGAGCCGCACAAGTCGAACAGGCACACCGGTCAGGTCTACAGCTGGAAGCTGCGGGCGGGGATGGAGTCGCAGCTTTATGGGCGCATTGAGGATCTGTACTTTGCGGTTTCGCCAGACCTTGGATTGGATGCGGTGGTGGTTGACCGGTACGTTGGGCTGCCGGCTTCGGTGGAGCAGGCCTGCCTGGATTTACAGACGAACCAAGTGTTGGACCTCGATGAGCTGGAACTCACGGCGCCGAGCCAGGGCACCGTGTCGGGCAAGCTGCATCAGATGTGCCAGGGCGCCGTCTTTGATGACTTCGGTGCGGTGGTGGAGCTGCACGAGGAAAAACTCGAAGAGCTTGAACAGATTCTTGAAGAGGTCGAAGCGCCGGCGATCGTCTGCTTTTGGTACACGCACGATCGCGATCGACTGATGAGCCGATTCCCGCAGGCCGTTGACATTGCAACCGAGGAAGGCCTGGCCGCAGCCAAAGCCGGAAAGGTCTCGTTGGCTCTGTTGCATCCCGCCTCGGCCGGTCATGGCATCGATGGGCTGCAGGACTTCTTCTCGGTGATTGTCTGGTTCGCGGTGCCGGCTTCGTTCGAGCTGTACGAGCAGGCGAACAAGCGAATCATTCGCAGCGGCCAAAAGGAAACCGTGAGGGTCTATCGAATCATCGCCGGCAACGGCGTGGTGGACGAGCGCATCGTGCAGCGGCTGATCGAGAAAGAGGTCGAGCAAGAGGATTTCTTCAAACACATGGAAGGGGCGAAGGCATGGCAGTGAAGGAAAGGATCTCGAGCGCGCAAAGCTCGAAGGACCTGGGCGAGGTGGCGCTCGAAGAGGTGGGCGACATAGACATTGTCCGGGCCTGCGGAATGGTGGGGGCGAAGTTTCCCTTGGGCGTATCGCTTTGGCGGCTGAAGTACGCCGCTGATAGCCGAGAGTTTCGCGGCGTCTTAGATGGGCTGGTTCA